CTACAACCAAGATCGCCACCACCTCCGGAGCAGATATGCCGATCCCAATGGCAGACGACACGGATAACGAGGGGGCGATCCTCACCGAAGGATCGAACGTGAACACCACTGGAACCGATCCGAAGTTTGGCTCGAAGCCGCTGGGAGCATATATGTATACCTCCAAGCTGGTGAGGGTCAGCCTGCAGCTCCTGCAGGACAGTGCCTTCAACATCGATGCCTGGCTGGCGCTTGCATTAGGACGCCGGTTGGGGCGGGTGACCAACAGGCACTTCACCACAGGCAACGGCTCAACCGAACCGGAGGGGATCACACTTGCAGCCGGGGAAGGCGTTACCGATGCCACCCTGACCGATTACCTGGACCTGGTGGCTTTGGAGCACTCGATAGACCCATCCTACCGGGCAAATGGGGCATGCTGGATGTTCCATGACACCACCCTGATGAAGTTAAAGCAGATGAAGGATGGGGAAGACCGACCGATATGGTTCCCAGGTTTAGCGGTGAATGCGCCAGATACGATCCTGGGCTACCCATATTTCATCAACCAGGCTATGGCGGAAGCTGAGGCAGGGGAGAAGGTGATGCTGTTCGGCGATTTCTCCTATTACTTCATCCGCGATGTCCAGGATCTGCGGGTGCTCAGGCTCGAAGAGCGCTTCGCAGAGTACCTGCAGGTGGGCTTCCTGGCCTTCCTGCGCACGGACGGGGTATTTGCCGGCCCCAATGAGGTGACCGATACGATCTCCGACCCGAACAGCAATGTGCCGGTGAAGTACCTGCAGATGGCAGATAGCATATAAGACAAATTCACTAGATCAATGGGGAGGCGGAATGAAAACCGCCTCCCAAAGGAAGCATGAACATCCGCAAATGCAGCGGATGCTCAAAAAGGAAAAGAGCTTGAGCATCCGCGAAGAACGGCGGATGTTCATAAAAGAAGGAACATGAAATGTCATATCTAAACCAAAACGTACTAGATAAAGGCCTGGAATGGCTGGTTACCAACGGCACACGCCTGGATATCACGATCGGTGAGGCCACCACCTATTCACAGGCGGTGACAGATGCCAACAAGAGCGCAGGCAACAAGACCGGTCTGACCATTGGAGCGCCGGGAGCCAGGTCTCCCAGTGGGCGCAAAGTTATCATTCCTGCGATCACGGATGGAGCGGTAACTGAAACAAATACTGCAACGCATTGGGCGATCACCGATGGAGCCAGCATTCTATGCGCAACAGGTTCATTAGCCGCCGGACAATTGGTTACAGAGCCCAACGTTTTCACGTTGACGGCCTTCGATATCGGCATACCTGGACCGGCATAAAGGATTGAATTGGTAGCGAAAACTTTCTATTTGAAAGATGCATTGGCTTCGGGATCGAATCATCTTTCTCTACAGGATGGCGGCTCGCCCCCCAGTCAAATGCGCATATCGACCGGATGGGTGGTGGGTACGCTGGCTGCCACGCGCTATGCCCGCATGGATAGCCAAACTGAACGGGCAAGTTCAGCACATCTAACAACACCCGTGCAGCCGGACGGCGCTCCAGATAATACTCTGGGTGATTGCTTCCGCAGCGAGAACACAATCAATGGCACATTTGCCAATGCCAATTGGTCATTATCTTTTCAGGTAGAAGGTGAAACACGCAGCACTTCCACGCATGATGGCATATTGCGCATCCGCATCTGGAAAAGCCCTAATGCAACCGGTTCCAGCCCGACCGAATTGACCGGGGCAACGCTCACGACTACGCAATATGTCAACCTGGCTAATTCAGCTTTCCAGACAATTACTTTAACCTGGTCGCCTGGCGCGTTGATCACACTTACAAACGAATATCTTTTTATTCAGATAGCGCATCAATTAGATGGAGCTGGATCCAATGCCAATTCGGATACGCATCTGGCAGTAGGCAGCTCCAACACGGTCACGACCAGCAATTTTGTCGGCATAAATGTATTGACGGCTACCGGAATTGATATCGGGACTCCGACTGTGGGCACGCCGGCAATTGGGCAGATCCACAATCTAGTGGGCACAGGAATAACGACTGGATCACCGACCCTGGGAACGCCTGAGCTGCAAGAGGCTGCCAACAAGGATGAGCTAACTGCCAATGGAATTGATGCTGGGGTACCCATAATGGAAAACCCAGCGATCGGGCAGATCCATATCCTGACAGGTGCAGATATCAATGCAGGGACGCCAACGGTTGGAAATCCAGCTATTGGACAGATCCATATTCTAGTAGGTGAAGGTATCATTGCAGGGACACCAACGATTGGAACACCAGCCATTGAACAGATTCATATTCTGACAGGGATAGGTATCACTGCAGGAACACCAAGCGTGGATGAGCCTGATCTAAAACAGATCCATACATTGATCGGATCTGGATTTGTCACCGGTGAGCCAATATTTGATGAACCTACCATCAGCCAGATCCATGAACTATCAGCAGATGGAATCACAACCGGTGCAGCAAGTATTGGAGCACCGGTCATTACCCAAACCCATATATTAACAGCAGAGGCCATCATTACAGGTGCACCAACTTTAGGGATGCCGGTGCTAGCTGAGATTGAAGAAGGTGTGAATCATCTAACTGCAAACGGCATTACGACCGGTGCACCCATGATGGATGAGCCCATATTCAGCCAAATCCATGTCCTGGTGGCCATAACATTATCTGTTGGCGAGCCAGTTTTCAGCAGACCAATCCTTTCCGAATATATAGGCGGTAAAGTACTTAATCATCTTGGAATTCTCAGAGGGATGGAAATAGGAATGGAGGAAGGGTGAATATACTGATCGGAACAATGCAAAAATTGGAATTCGTAATAGTCGATAAGAATAGCGACGTTGTGCCGGGATTGGGTGACACATTTAGCATATTGATCTCCAAAAATGGAGGGACATTTACAGCAGGAACAGGAGCCAAAGCCGAGATCAGCCTCGGTTGGTATTCCTATGAATTGACAATGGCTGAGACAAATACCACCGGACCATTAGCGTTCGATATTACAGGAAATGGAGGAATCCAGCGATTTACCCATTATGTAGTTGGTTATGCCTCACTCATTTCCACGGGACCGCATATTCTGACCATATCTGAAGCAGCGACGGTCCTGCGCTGTGCAGAGGATGACCCAAATATGCTGATGTTACTGCCGGGGATCGATGCTTATATAGGGATGGGGACCGGCTGGGATTGGGCACTAGATGACCCGGTGAATGAGATGGCCAAGAATGCCGCCCGGATGCTGATGAAGATGTGGCATGAAGACCCGTCAATGACGGGCAATCAAGTTGCAGGCACCCTGGGACCAGGCTTCAATGCGGTGATGCTGCAGCTGAAGGTGCTGGCGATAGAGCTTCTGGAGGAGGCAGGGTCGGCATGAATCTAGATGGGAAGGTAACCAACCCGGGTGAATTGGATAAGCTGGTCACCTATTATAGGCGAACAGTGACAACAAAGACCGGTGGATTCAAGATCAAAAATCTAGTCAAGATCGATGATGCCTGGACCAAATGCGTGGGTGTGCATGGGAGCGAAGCCTGGGCGGCAAATACGATCAATGCGGTGCGAGCCATGACCATGACCAGGCGATATCGAGCCGATCTTGATGAAACCTGTATGGCTAAACTGAATGGAGAATATTATGAGATCGTCTCAATGGATGATATCCGGCAAAGGCACGAATATATCGAACTGAAGATGAAATTTGTGAGGCCAGGATAATGCCAATAAAAACACGTCTCACCATGAAAGGTTTTGAGGAATATCTCGAGGAAATCGCCCGGGCCGGGCATGATATCGATGTGATCACTGATCATGCACTACAGGCTGGCGGCCAGGTGCTGGTGGAGGGTATGAAAGAACGGGTGGCAGTGGATACGCATAACCTGCAAAATCATATTGCCTGCTCGGAGCCCCAACAGGAAGGAAACTTACATTTTGTGGAGATAGGCCTATTGAAAGATACGGATGCAGAAACTGCTCGCTATGGCAACGTGCAGGAATTTGGATCGACGAAAATGCCGGCGCATCCCTATATCCGGCCAACTCTGGATAGCGATATGGGAAAAGCCCGAAAGAAAATGCATCAAGTATACAAAGACGAGGGCATATTAAAGTGACGATCTGGGAACTGATCGAAGATGCATTGGAAGGACTGAACCTTCCGATGGCAGAAAATTATTTCATCACCGAGACAGGAGAGGAGCTACCTAATGAATATATGGCTTATTTTCTGATCACATCATTGCCTGAACAGCATGCTGATGATCAGGAAAAGAGCCGCAATTACCATGTACAGATCAACTATTACAACCGGGATGGATTGGCCGGAATGCCGGATATCAGCGACGCCATGACCACAGCCGGCTTTACCTGCGGACCAACCCGGGAATTATCGTATAACCAAGAAACCAGACATTTTGGGCTGGCGCTTGAATTCTGGTACTACGAAGAGGTATAAAAAAATATGAGCATTGAAACTGGAGAATATAAATCAACAGTCGGCTTTGACAGTATATATTATGCACTGGTTACAGTCGACAGTGCCGCGACCTATACGGCAGGCATACCAAAATGGTTGGCACCAGCTGCTGAAGGCAGCCAGGAGCCGGCAACCTCAATGGATACGCAATATGCCGACGACCAACCTTACGATAATGCATTCAGTGAAGGCGCAACCAAAATCAACCTGACAATAACCGGAATCCCTCTGATCACATTGGCTGAAATAACCGGCAACGTCTTTGACGTGGTCAACGGTCTGATGTATGATGGCGCCGGAGTTCCCCCTGACTGTGCACTGCTTTTCCGCTCAAAGAAAAAGAACGGTCATTATAAATATTTTGCCTACCTTAAAGGCAATTTTGAAAAGCCCAAAGAGGCTCACAAAACCAACGCCGATAAGACCGAATTCCAGACAATCCAACTGATCTTCACTGCACTACGCACAGTCCATAAATTCACCCAGTCGGACTTAAAGACTGAATCGATGCTGCGGGTTGTAGGTGACGAGGACATCCCGGAGTTCGATGGATCGGATTGGTTCGATCAAGTAACTGTGCCACCGGATGTCCCAGGCACATCGGTGTGATATGCCAGGAACACCGATCAAACTCACCCTATATGACGCCGATGATCAGCCGATCAAGGAACTATGCAGGACAGTCGTGCCGTGGGGATTGCTCAAACGGGCAATCCGATTATCGAGAGGAATAGATCCCGATAATCTAAAAGAAGAGGATGTCGATGCGCTGGCAGGATTGGTGTTAGCCATTTTCGGCGATAAGGTGACATTGAAGGAGCTCGATGACAATGCGGATACCACCGACATGATGACAGTGATGACTCAGATTGTTGCCAAGGCCGAGAACCTGATGCCAAACCCTCCCAAACCGGGTCTCAAACCCGGTTCCAAACGCCGGAAATAGATCCAGATGGAGACCAGCCAGAAGACCAAAGTGATGATTTCCTGATCGATATAGAAATCCAGCTGGTTAAGGCATTCAACTGGTCACTCAGAGACATCGACGAAACGGATATCGAGAGCCTGATCCCGTTCATTATGAGAATTACCGGGGTCAAGGAAAACTCGATCCCATCACGGAGACTATATTGCGATGAAGTTTCATGGTTATAGCAAATCGGGGAATAATCCATTCAAACCAGTGACAAGCGGGCAATCGGGCCGAAGATCGCGCTCCGATCACATCTTTGTCTATACGGTCCATCAAGGCAAGGAACGGGCATATGTGAAGGCGCTGGTGGCAGCCGGATATAAAGCTCAAACCATCGAGCGCATGCACGCCCGGTTTGCCCTATTCGACCTGGACACCAACCGGCGCAGCCAGGTGCTGGACCGCCTGCATGCACGCAATATTCCGGTATTCATCTACCCGCATGCAGCTCGCCCGATGGTACAGTGGGATGGACTTCATTCTGTCTGGCCACATACCAGATGCACCTTCGTGATCGCATCCGGACATGTGGAGGTGATGCAGCGTTTTGGATATCCAATCCCAATGGAGATTGCCGGCTGGACCTATTGCGAGATCAAGCCCTTTGAGCCGGTGAAAGAGGTACGCAAAATTCTATTTGGTCCGATCCATCCTTCAGCCACCGGCTGGATAGCAGATGTGGATCGGGATCTCAACCAGCGTACTTTCAAACACCTGATGGAATATTCCAAGGAAAGCGGTGCGAAGCTGGTCATCAGGCATATCAAAGCGCTGGAGCTCAGCGGGTTGAAGCGCGTGCCTGGTGTGACTTATATAGAGGGTAGACCAGATCTGGCGATCGATGAGATCGACGCGGCGGATGTGGTGATTGGGCACCAAACCTTCGCTTACCTGGCATTGGCACGCGGTAAATCGGTGCTGATGATGGGTGAGGACATCCCGCCCCGGACGGTAGTGCATGGAGCGGTGGCTTACGTGAAATCCTGGGAGAAATATGCCGATTTGTTGACATACCCACTGGATATCCTGGCGGGTGATACAACGGAGATGATCGCCAAATCCTGCAAGCGCAATGCAGAGGTGACAGCCTGGAAAAAAAAGTTCATCGGGGAGCAATTCGACGGGTCAGCGTTTGTAAAGAAACTAGAGAGTCATTTATGAAAGAAAATCCTGCTAATCCGGTCAATCCGGTCAAAATACGACCGGATAGAAGATCACTAAAAACGACCGGATCGAAGATCACGAAGATTGGAGAGTTACCTATGAAAAAACAAAAGATTGCAACATATAAATTCGACCGGATCAAATTCTGGATGGATCCAACCACATCTGGGGCGCCGGAAAAACGCATAAAGAGATGCCGGCCGGAATTTTACCTGAACCTGGACAATGTATCAAAACTGGTAGTTTCCACATTGAAAAGATACATCACCAAAAAAGATACGATCCTGGAGATCGGCTGTGGTACGGGGCGTAACCTGGTGGCGCTCAGAGCAGCCGGGTATAAAAAATTGTGCGGAATCGAGATCAGTCCAAAAACCGTGGAGGTGGGAAGAAAGCATTTCCCGGAATATGAGAAGATCCAGCTGTTGATTGGTCCGGCAGAGAAAATGATCGATGAGGTGGGTGATTTCGACGTAATCTTTACGAGCGGGCTGCTGATGCACATCCCACCGGAGCATGAATGGCTGTTCGAGCGCATCAGCCAAAAGGCACGCAAATTGATCATGGTCAATGAAGGTGAATCGCCGCGAGCTCCATCGGATCACGCCTGGAACAGGAATTATCAGGTCATTTTTGAGAAATTAGGCTGGACACAGGTTGAAATAGAGACTGGAGACCATTATCCCCCGCTGCCAGCGACGACGATTAAGAGGGTGTTTATAAGGAATGAATTACATTCGGCGATTGTTGAACAGATGGCTGAAGAAGAAATTAATAAACGAATCGAGGGAGAGCCAATCCAGGAGCCAGTTGGGATCTTGTCTGCGACCGAACCTATATTAGATGATCAGGATAAAGAAATATTTGCGGAAATGTTTCCTAATTCTGTTGATAATTCTGTATTCAGTAATTGAATTTCAATGGCTGAATTATAAACAATAGGATGGCGGGATGAGCGATAACCCACTAAGCGGAAAAGTTGGCCTGGATGTAACCGATTTCAAATCGGGAATTGCCACTTTAAACCGAGAGATCCGGGTGATAGAAAGTGGCTTCAAAGCGGCGGCAGCCGGTATGGGGGATTGGGATAAGAAATCGGGTGGGTTGGAGCTACGCATCAAGGCGCTTAACAGCCAGATCGAGCTGCAGAAATCGAAAGTGGCAGCATTGGATGATATTTATAAGAAAGTAGTCGCTGAAAAAGGTGCTACCTCGAAAGCAGCTCAAGATCTGCAGATAAGGCTGAATAAGGAAAATGAAACCCTGGGTAAAATGCAAGTCGAGCTCAGGGAATCCAATACCGCCCTGGAAAATATGGGCAAGGAAGAAAAAACCACCGGTGATAAAACCAAGGATCTCGATTCAGCTGAAGATAAAGCTGCCAAATCGACCACTCATTTTGGAGACACATTAAAAAGCCTGGCAGGACATGCGAAGAATGCGGCGAATGGAATAATCAATCTGATTGGGCATGTAGCCAAATTGGCGGCTGGCCTGGCACTTGGATTGACTGTAGCTGCTTTAGGGGCTTTAGCGGCGATTGGTGCATTGGTACTCAAATCGGGTGAATGGGCCGATAAATTTGCCACCTTAGCCGGGCAAACCAGGCTTTCTACCACCCGGTTGCAGGAATTGGATTATATCGGCAAAAAGCTGGATGTGGACCTGAACACCATCGCCACATCACAAGCAAAAATGACCAGGAATATGGCCGGATCTATCGATGGCACCGGCGACGCAGCCGACGCATTCAAAAAACTGGGAATTCGAGTAACCGATTCAAATGGAAATTTACGAGATTCAAAAGTTGTTTTCGGAGAAATCATCGATGCATTAGGAAAAATACAAAATCCAACTGAAAGTGATGCATTAGCGATGGCCCTCTTCGGCAAATCGGCAATGGAACTCAATCCATTGATCGATGCTGGAGCCGATAAATTAGCAAAATTAGCCGAAGAAGCCAATCGAGTTGGGGCGGTGATGAGTGAAAAAGATGTCGAAGCACTTGACCAATTCAAAGATTCATCGGATGCATTGGGCAATACAATAAAGGGAATAACCGGCCATCTTGCGGCACAATTTGCACCGGTCCTTTCATTGGGAATTAAATTATTGAATGATTTTCTTGCCGATCCCAAAACTCATGCCGGCCTGGATAAATTAGCCGGCGGCCTTAGCACGATAGCGGGAATTGTTTCCAAGGCGATGACAGCAGATAACCCGATCTTTGCCCTGGGATTGGGCATAGAAAAAGCAGGAA